AAATCGAGGTGCTTTTATTATGCCAATTCACAGTAATTCATCGTCTTACAACCGTAAGGCGATTTTTTATATTCAAAAACAAATATTTAACCAAATTTAAGGAGGAAAACCACATGAAAACAGCAGAATTCAGAGCAGATACAATTAAGTCACTGACAGAAAAGAGAGCAGGACTTGTCGCAGATATGCAGACAATTCTTGATACTTCCAAAGCAGAAATCAGAGCGTTTACAGAGGAAGAAGACACAAAGTTTCAGGACATTGAACAGCAGATTAAGGACATTGACAGCACTCTTGCGGCTGAAAAGAGAGCAATCTCAATTCTTGCGGTGCAGGAAAATTCAAACACTGTTGCAGGCGCAGCGGAAACAGACAAGTCTAAGGCAGAGGTAAGAGCATTCATGGACTATGTTAATTCACAGTGCGGCGGTAAGGTATCACCTGAGTATCGTTCCGGCGAACAGAATGTTACTATGTCAAGCAACGGTGCTGTTATTCCGACAACCATTGCACAGATGATTATTAGCACTGTTAAGGAAATGTGTCCGATTTTTGCAAAGGCTACAATGTTCGCAGTTAAGGGAACATTGAAAATTCCAGTATGGGGCAATGCAAACACAAGTCACAATATTGCTGTTGGTTATCAGGCTGAGTTTACTGATATTACCGCAGATGCCGGCAAGTTTACTTCCGTTGACCTTACCGGATATCTTGCAGGAGCATTAACTCTTATTGGCAAGTCTGTAATTAACAACAGTGAAATTGATGTACTCGGCTTTATCGTTGCTGAAATGTCTAAGCAGATTGTTCTCTTCCTTGAAAAAGAATTGATTGTTGGCACATCAACAAAGGCAACAGGTGCATTGTCTACAACTACAACAGTAACTCTTACGAGTGCAACCAATATCACTGCTGATGACCTTATTACATTGCAGTCTAAGGTTGTTACACCTTATCAGGCTAACGCTTGCTGGACGATGTCACCCGCTACATTCACAGCAATCAGAAAACTTAAGGACAGTACAGGACAGTACCTCTTGCAGACAGCTCCAAACATTGCAGGCGGTTTCCCATTCATGCTGCTTGGTAAGCCTGTTTATATTTCCGACAATATGCCAGATGTTGCAGCCAGTGCAAAGCCTATCCTATACGGCGATTACAGCGGACTTGCAGTAAATATGAGACAGCAGATAGAAATGCAAGTACTCAACGAAAAGTACGCTACTCAGCACGCTGTTGGACTTGTTGCATGGTTTGAATTCGACAGTAAGGTTATTAATCACCAGAAGCTTGCTACAATCACAATGGCTGACTAAGAAAGCGAGGTAAACAATGTATAATACGCCTAACTACACCGAGCAAGGCGGTGCGAAAACCGTCATTGGCGGTGAAATTGATGTTACCGGTACACTTAAGCTTGACGGTGATGAAGTATCAGTAATTCCTGCATTTTCACTGTCAACAGCTACAACAGTATCAGGCATTAAGACAGATTTTAACCTGCTCATAAATGCAATGTCAAGCGCAGGACTTATTAAAGCGGTAACTTAATGTTATCGCTTTTTTCATGAAAGGGGTTAGATATGAAAATAAGTGAAGTAACCCTAAACGAAGTTAAAGCCTACTTACGTATAACAGACACGGACGATGACAGCCTGCTTGAAATTATTCTTGCGGCTGCAACGTCTTATATTTTGTCTTATACCGCACTTACAGCGGAGGAAGCTGACTTAATACCTGAGTTATCCATTGCATTAATGTGCTTATGCTCGGATATGTACGATGTAAGAACGTCACAAGCAAGCAATGACAAGCAGAACCCTATTGTAAGCACAGTCTTAAACATGCACAGGCGCAACTGTATAGGTGGTGTTTGAAGTGGTTAACGCTAGTAAACTAACTGAAAAAATCACATTTCAGCAGCAGTCTGACGAGGGTGAATGGGCGGACGTACTTACTTGCTTTGCTGAAATAACTGGCTTAAGCAATTCTGAGTTCTATGTGCAGTACGCAGGCGGTAACGCTGACGAGGTTGTAACTGTTTATGTTCGGTATAAATCGGCGTTAATGGCTTTAATACCGCAGACGACACGGATTATACACGGAGTAAATACTTACGATGTTATATCACCGCCTGATAATGTGCTGTTCAAGAATGTTGAAATTAAGTTCAGGGCAAGGAGGCAGATCAGCTAATGGGAATTGATGAAGTAATTGAAGTTTTAAAGGCTAACGGAATAAGCAAGGTTGCTTTATTTCCCGGCTATGTCACTTTGCCTAAAGATCATATTATTGTTACTTATGGCATGCTTAAGAAAACCGCACAAGGTGTTGACGGTTACGCCTTATATTGGGACATAACGTATCGGATATGTCTTTTTTACCGTGAGCAGAAAACAGCTGACGATTGGGCAATGGAAAAATTAATTGAAAATGGCTTAAGAGCCTGCAATAACTTAACGGTTGAGTATGACTACAACGATACAGACAAGCTTGATATAACTTATATCGAGTTCACAACAACAGAAGAATTTTAATTATATAGGAGGATTAATATTATGGGTGAATTATCACAGTATACACTTGGCTCGGGACATCTGCATATACAGGAGTTTACAACGCTCCCAACAGATTGGAACGATTTTTTCAGCTCGACCGACAACCTTATCGGAAGAATTAAGGGTGGCGCAAGCATTGAGTACACTACCGAGAAATACGAGGACGAGGACGATCTCGGTTATGTTGTAATTGAGGATATTACAAAGGAAAAAGTTATCCTTAAAACAGGCGTCATGACATGGGACGGTGATACTCTTGCAAAGCTTGGTACAACTGTCCGCGCATCAACAGGCAATGACGGCATGGTAACTGTTAAGCTTGGCGGTTTGGGCAATCAAACTACTACTCGTTGGGTTATCGGCTTTGAGCATAAGGACAGAAACCTCCGTGTTATTATCGTGGGAAGAAACACAGAGGGATTTACATTCGACTTCAAACAGGACAGTGCAACGGTTATTGACTGCCAGTTCCGTGCAGAAGCAAGTGACAGTGAGGGAACACTCGTTATCATGCAGGATTTGAGAGGTTGCCCAGTACTTAAGTCATTGGCACTTAGTACATTGACACTCACTCCGACATTCTCACCGTTCGTGAAGTCCTACACAGCAGCTACAACCAACGCTACTGATACCATTACAGCGGTTGCTAAGACTAGCACCGATACGGTCGCTATCCTTAATGACAAAACCCCTGTTGTAAGCGGTGAGGCTGCTACATGGGTAACTGGTACTAATGATGTTACAGTGTCGGTTACACGTGGTACAACGGTTTATACCTATGATATCACGGTGACTAAGTTGACAGAATAATTTATTTTAAAGGGGAAAAACAATGTTTAAATTCACAGACTTGCAATACATACCGATAAACATTGCTAGTGGTGTAATCAATGTTCCTATATGTTCCAAAACAGTATGGGAACAGCTATGTATATGTAAGTCTGTTGATATTGCATGCGGTATGCTCACTAAGGACATACCGCAAAACTTCCCTGACAAGCTTGTGCTTGTGCAAGCGTATAAAGAAAGTATATTGAAAGCCAAAGAAGAGTTACAGCTTAATGTTCCGTTTTATCCCTCCAAAGATGAAAAAAACGATATTAAGCACACTATATATACATACCCTGACAAGATGGTGAGTGATTATTCGGGGTTGTCAATATATGAGGTTGACAATATATCAATATTGGAATATTGGCTCTTATTGCGTGACAG